CGGTTCTACACTGTGGCCCGCTTCTGCCTCCCGCTCCGCCCACTCAAGAACGGTATCGGCGACAAAGGCCGGAAGCCGGCTTTTGAAATTATCCGGGGTCGGTTGACCCTGCTCGATAGCGATATCAGCCCAATCCAATGCCCGGTCAAACTCTCCGGTATCAAATAGCCAAATCACGCAGTAGGAAAACACCAGGTTGGTGTAACCCTCGCCCTTGGCTAGGTATTGCTCGACCGTTGGCACCCACTTTGGCAATAAGGTGCGGCGTTTCATCTCCACCCGGTCGCGGGTCATTGGCAGCGCCCGCAGCCGCTCAACATCCCGCGCCAGCTCGCGCAACTGAATGTGCAGGCTATCGGGGCTGGCTTCCAACGCCTGCCCGGCGTCAAGCTGATGTCGGGCAGCGATTTCCGCTTTGTGGCGCATTCCAGGGGAGATCATGGCGGCCTCTTACGCTTCGGCCGCAATGGTGACGGCACTTTCATCAATGGCCGCATACAGTTCGCGATAGCCCAGCGCATAGCCTTCGTTACGCAGATACTTGTTTTCGTACTGTTTGCGGTCTTCGACAAATTCAACCTTGCGCTGGCGGGTATTACGTTGGGTCAGGACTTGCAGGTTAGCCGGGATTGTGACTACCATGCGTTTGCCGGGCATAAACGGGGGAATAATGGCCTTGCGACCGGCAATAGAATTGGCAAGCAGTTGCGCAGCAATTTTTTCCGTCGGTTTGTCGGCAGCCTGATACAGTCGGTATTGCTCGGCGGCCACCAAATCAGCCCCCACATGTACAACAAGGCGAGGATCATCGCGGAATTCCTGTGGAATTTTGGTGTTAATGAGATCGGCGGCCATGGCATCGAGCGATACATAATCACCGCCGGTGCCAAGCGTTACCGCTGTGGTGATCACCTGCGCACCGCCGTTAAATTCTTTGGCAATCTTGTGCCAGCCTTTATTAACATCCTGGCCAAGTGGGTTCGCGGTGTAATCCGTATCAGCGGCTGCACTGGTGCCGTTCCAGCCGATACGCAGTATGTCCAGGGCAAATGCCTTGGTGGTGAAGGCATTAACCAGTTGCATAAACTGCTCATTACCGCCGGTGTTGGCCCAAATAGACAGCAAATCCCAGGCCAATGCGACGCAGGAATCTGTTTCTTTGAGTGCATACTGATTGCCGTCCACGCCAATCCGACGGATAAACCGCCCGTCTGACTTACGCCCGGTAAATAGCGCCGAACTACCCACATCAACTACCTGGCCTTGCGTTTCGTCCACATCGGCCATGGTGATCAAGCCCAGGTAATCCGTGCTTTCCAGCAGCACTTGACGCAACGCTTGTTCCATCGGTGCGGTAAGCGCGAAATAGGTATCGCGCGGTGCGTTTTCCTGGGCACCGACTGCGGCGCGCATTTCGGATATGTATTTATCCATGTTCTCGCGGGCGCGTTCATTTAAAAATGGCATAACTGATCCCTCTGTCCGCCTTTCGGCGTATCGATGTGAAATGTACCGATCGCGTGGTTATACGATCGTGAACGTGCGTTTTTGCGGCTGCGTCGCAGGCCCGCCAGTCGGTAGCGCGGTGATCACTTCGTCCAGCTTGCTAAACTTCTGCATCAGTTCCGGCAGCTTGGTGAACAGGTCTTTCACCTCCTGGCGAGTGAACTGCTCAGAAATGTCAGCAACAACCGTCTTCAGGTCATCAACTGCTTTGCGAGTCTCGCTGGAATCACCTACCGCCGTTTGTAGCGAGGTTTCCAGTGTTGAAAAACGGTCTTCCAAGTCAGCCACCGCTTGCGCGAGTTGCGTCATTTGCTCAGATGAGGCAGAAAACGGCGCGGTGGGCGCGGTGGCCGGCGGGGTTTCTTCTTTGGGTTTGATGCCGAACAGGCTGCGCCAGCTCGTCGTTTTTGCTTCCGACATGTTTTCATCTCCAGGCAGATCGGTGACGTTATTAATAAAAAAGGGTTCCAGGGTGCCGCACATAACGTTATTTTTTTCCGCGCTGAATCGCATGCGCTCGGTGCCAACACTGGCCGGTGAGTCCGTGACGCCAAGCCCTTCCAGATAGCATTTCCCGGTTCCGCGAAAATTTCCCGAGGGAGTGGGTTCGATTGAGGCGAATAGCAATTGACCGCGGGCGTTTTGTCCCATTAGCTCGATGGACGGGCGCAGCCTCGCGAACAAACGCATTAGGCCGTCGACCGGCTCGGCTTTCAATTCGAGCACCTCGCCAAAATTTCCCCACCACCGTTCATGCTCCGGCCAAATCAAGGCGGTATACAAAGCGGGGTCGTAGGTTGCGGCCATATCCGTTAACCATTGCGCCGGTATATTTCGACCGTCCACGGTCTGACCTTCTGTCGCGATGCGGATAAAGTCCGTCATTAATTGCGAAGCTTGTCCCGGC